CGTCCACAACAGTAAGCGAACCATCTGCAATCGAAGCATCTCCGACCGTCATTGTTAGACCGCCGGCTGTCAAGGTCAAACTGCCAGAAGTAAGGGTCAAATTACCGGAAGTCTGGACTATATGGCCAGAAGTCAGGGTAATATCACCAGCTGTAATGGTAATAGCATCGGTCCCGGCTGCTTCGCCAGTAATGGCTACAGCGCCGTTTTCACCGATAGTCAGTACCGCTGTGCCGGCATCAGTCTGGACGCATTTAAGGAATGCTCCACCATTAAGAGCCGACTCGTCCAGCTGTAATCGCACTAAGTCTCCGGTAGTAAGGCTATCGGAGCTAAAGACGAATACGCCGCTATCCTCCGAATTATCCGAACCATAAGTGGTAACGGTATCATTTTGCAAGAGGAATAAAGGCGCAGTATTTGAGGTGCTGGTAGCGGTAAACTTACCGTCCGTTAGAACCATGTTATTGCCGAAAGTAGCGCTTTCAGAACCATTGGTAGTAATAAAGGTAAGGATACCGGTCGCACCGCTTGCCCCAATCTTTAGAGCAGTAGCGTCATTATCTTCCAAGGTCCAGGTAATATCCCCGCCAGTGGAAGTAATGGTATTGGCTCCCGATAAAGTAAGGCCGGTAGCAGTGATGACACCAGCTTTGGTTATCCCCCAAGTATTGGAGGTGCCATCAATATCATTACCAGAACCAGCATTGGTTATCTGGATACAAGAGCCAGAGCCGCCAGCGGCGTTGGTAATAGTCAAGACATCGGTCGCTGTCGCCCTGTTTCCGGCGATAGTGAAGGTAGTATCGGGAGTGATGGTAAAGATAGAATCAGCCGAGAACAGGGTTTCCCAAGTCGGCGTAGAACTACCTCCACCGCCTAGCACGGTAGTGCCAGTTTTGTTCCAGAAGACTAATTGGTTAGAGCTATTAACGTATAAGCCCCAACCAGTAGAGTCATTGGATAATGGATTGGACGATTTACTCACATTAAACCTCAAAATACCTTCTTTTAGGTTGATATTTCGAGGACTGGAGTAGTTACGTCCTGCTATAGTTGACATACTTGTTCAAGAGGGGCAGGTTGAATAGAATATTTTTAACCCCTTTATAGAGGTTAAATCACCCACTATAGCCTGCCCCTTGTTAAATTTAATCTAAATACTACTTAGGAAGTAACACTATCTCCTGCGCTTGCTACCCAGCACCGTGTCACATCATTATGGCCGAGGGTGCAGAGAGAATGGCCGAACCAAGTTAATTCGCGATTATACGGATTGATATGGACCGGGTCGACATTGTTAGCTTCTGATTCGATAAACTGGAAGCCCTGTTCATCGGTCAAAGCGCGAGAAGAATCGAACATGAACCAATAGGTATCAGAGGTTAGATAATCAAGCTCAATAATCTTGAACGGAGGAACACCAGAACCATCGTGATCGACGCTCTCCGGAATCATCCCCTTCTTGATAGCGCCAAGGATTTCTTTAGCCTTAAAGGCTACGGAAGAACCTTTCTTACATACTAAGGTATCGAGGTCAGCCGGATACGGATTGCCTCGCGGGTCAACGAACAACGAAGCGGTGCGGATAGCTGCCTTATAGCCAGCATAATCAAACGGCAAGCTATAGGTAGTGCCATCATATACGACGTTGTTCATATTAGCGCCACCATCTTCCCTGGTATGGGCGGTGGTAAACGCTTCTAAGGAATCGCCACCAGTGATAGTAACGGTCTTATTGCCACTTAATAGGTCATAATGGCTATAGGAAGCGTCAAAACCGTTGACTAGGCGTTCGGCTGCCAACTTTTCTTTCTTGCGATTGAGAGCGTTGGTAATACTCTTGGTGATATTGGTCACATCCCGTTTCTTAATGGCAAACTTCCAATTAAGATAGGAGAAAGGAGCGGCAATACCTATCTGTTCCTGGGTATAAGTCTTCTTATAGGTTTCTACCGGAACATCTTTCTTTATGTTAGCGTTTTCAGTCGTGAAAGACGCTTCAGAAAGCCCAGAAACGCCAGCATCCTTATCGTAATAATCGGTAGTGGTGCGAAAATTGAAGTATTTCTTCAACTGCAACTCAGGAGTAGATTCTTTTAGGAAATACTTCTGCACCGATTTATCGATAGCATTTGCTGACGCCAGGACATTCATCGGAACTGCTTGAGGCATATTTGTTCAATGTTAATTAATTAAGATATCTGACGGACAAACTGACCGATAATCTTCTTATCAGCCGCTGCTCCCACTACCCCAGTCTGCATGAATACAGGATTGGTAACATCATCAGTCCCGGTATTATTGACAGTATTGGAGTCGGTTAGCGCCATAAGCATATAGTTATGGGCAACATTAGAATTATTGGTCGTCTGAGCGAAATACTCGGCGTCATAATCTATCTCATCTATTTCCACTTCGGTGACTACGCCATCAGTAGCTTTAACTACGAGACCGCCACCATTGGCAAATAGATTGGGAGTAGCAGACGAGGTTGCGGCGATAAGGGTGCCAGCCGTGGTAGAACGCATGAGCAAATCGCCCACTGCGTAAGCTACCGCGCCAATAACCCTCTTCTTAGCATCGCCTGCCTTACCTCCGCCCACTTTTTGGAAACCAGTAAAGGCCATAAATTTTCTAGTTAATTACTTAATAAAATCTTTCACTTCATCCTCGTCAAACCCCTCGAAACGCAAACCCGGATGATTGCTGGATATATAAGTCTTATTTCCAGACGACACCACGGTCTTGGCTTCTCCTGGCTTAGCGCCAGATGTAGCGGCACCAGCAGAAACGCTTCTTACTTTTTGCTTATTGGCTTCCATCTTGCCCTTATTATCATTATCGCCTAATTCTTCCTTAACATCCCTGTCAACCCGTTCAAAGATTGACTTGAGCTGTTTGGGATTCTTACCAGCGATATTGTAATCGGTCTTGAGTATTTCATTGAATCTCCCCCAGTATATATCCCCTTTATCATTTTCAGGGGCATATTCTGGATTTTCTTCAATGAATTCCTCTAGGGTAGATTGGGCAGTATCCTTCCAATTCTGGTCTTTGCGGACAAATCCCTTCTTGGAACCGAGAATATCAAAGGCTTTATCTAAGGTTTTTATCTGGTCATCATCATAACCTAATTCTTTAAGTTCCTGATAATCATCAACTGATACCTTAGCCTTATCCTGCTTGAATATTTCGTCCTGGGATTTCTGCCTGGCTGCCCGCTTGAGACGGGTAACTTCTAGCCTTAAAGCTCTTTCTTTTGGCGTTTCGCCAGCGACTTCCTTGATTTCCACCTTCGAAGATTCGGCGGACTCATCGCTCTTTTCCTCTTCTTCATCTTTTTCTTCCTTCTCTTCCTTATCATCCTCTTTGTTTTCGTCTAGTTCACGCTCTTCGGAGCCATCCTTGACCTCTCCGGTCTCTTGGGCTTCTTCGAACGCTTCTAGCTCATCCTCAGCGATGTCTTCTGTTTTTACTTCTTCATTTGACATACTAGTATTTTATTACTCCCCACTAAGATAGGGAGAAGTATATTAATTTCTTAATAAATAAAAGGGGCGCTTTCGGCGCCCCCTATAGCACATAAAACGGACGCCTATCTATCTTAAGTGCCAAGCTCTAGCACTTAATCGATTAGGCGTCCTGTTTTAATGTTCCTTACTGCTTGATAAGCCAATCCAGATTGACCAGATGTTTAGGCTCGATGTTTATCCCTGCAAAATCCGCAATGTTTATCTCAGGAATATCAACGTTTATCTCTTCTTCCAGTAACGGTTCTATCTTACCGTTAAAATCCTTGATGGCCTGTTCGTCCTTGAATTTCAGCTGACCAGTATCCTTGCCGTCTTCATCCTTGACTGGGCTGGCGTATTCTTTCAATAACTCATTGCGTTGCTTATTGTATGCTTCTAATTCCGGGTTTATCTTCTTGGCGAGCAAAGCGATTCTATAACTGATAGTACTAGGTAGTTTTAGCTCCATCAAGATTCCAAGCGAGTCAATTCCTTCTACTAATTGTTTAAGTTTCATATTTTTATTGATATAAAAATTAATAAGTTTGTCTTTTTTGAGATTATTCAATTGTTTCCTGTAACCGCTAGCCATATTATTTCAGCCTAACCCGTCGCTCATACTTCAAGTTCTGGGCTACCAACTCGCACCAGGCCTTTATGCTGCCCAAGATATTATTCTGGTCAACCTTCTTGCTCCGCAAATCCTGTTTATACAGGGTTTGGTAAGCGGGCGTGGTGTTAGACAGCTTCATCGGCACTTCAATGGTAAAGATATTCTTGTTGATATCATACCAGGCCTTGAATCCGTCAGTGGGGTCGAAATAATGTTCGAAGATAGTCCTCTGTTGATGGGTAAGCTCGACTACTTCCGATTCTTGCTTCTCCTCCTCAACAGGCAATATCTCTGGCTCCGGGTCTTTATTGACAATCTTTTCCAATAGTCCGAAAATCTTGTCATTCGTTTCCCTAACCTCATTTTTAAACTGCTCGAAATCGTCTTTTGCGACAACCTTATCATCTCCTTGAGCAAGTCCGACTCCCTCGCTCCTCTTTAGTCTAGCGGCTTCACGGCCGGCGGCCATTCTGGCCTTCTGTTCTTCTGTCATAATTTTCACTTCTTTATTTTACTTCCTGATGGCAGGAAGATAATCTAGAAGATTATTAATATTTTAAACCTCCAATTGTTTCTTTGCTTCTATTTCTGTTAATATCTTTCCTTCATTATCCTTCCGATACTCTTCATAGTACTCCTCATCAATAGGATATTCAATAGGGAAGACTATCTCTCCGCCGGCTGGTATCGCTTCTTTGGTCTGGACTTTGACCATCTTTTTTATCATCACCATTTTCTTGCTCTTTACACTGAGACATTTATCCATTTCCTCATCATCCGCGAATAGGACTAGTAGATTGTATAGGTCGCTCCGGCCTATCTCCGCTTCCTGGCAATTGATAGTCATCTTTATCTTCTTACAAGGAACTACCTCGGGCTTGTAATTTGCCTCAATCTTTAATCCTTCAACTTCAAATTTGAAATATTTACTTATCATACGTATTTCTTAGCTTCGTTGAACATCTGGTCAAATAATTGCCTAATGTGGTCACGTCCACCTTCGTTATATGCTCTTTGCCAGATGGTTTCAAACTCATTTTCCCTCTTTATCGGTCCAACCAGGTCTAAGGCCTCGATATACTCATCACGTAACCTCTCCAAGGCTTCCCAGGCTATGCTAGACTGCAGGTCTTGGAGCATTTTGCGGTCAGAATTGGTTATCATATCGATTGGGTGGCCTTAGTTTCGGCGCCTTGCATACTGCCCATAGTTGAACGGACGGGGTTACTTATCGAACTAGGCGCTACTACAGTCTGCGCTCCCTTAGCTGGCATTGATTGTGAGCCGCTAGAAGCCTCGCCTAGAGCGTTTTGGTCGATAAACAGTCCATTCTCCGGCTTCTTAGCTTCTAAAGCCGCCATTTGCTGTTTTTCCTGTTCTAGTAATTTGAGATTAGCCGCCAAATCAAGCAAATCTTGGAATACCCAGTTCTCCGGTTTCTCGTCCTGTATCTCTAGTATCTCTTTAAGCGGGTTATATAAGGCCAAGGCGACTTCTTTACCTCCTTCTGGCGTATAGGCTTCACCAGTCTTAGGGTCTACATGCTGATAGAATAGGGAAGCCATTTGCTGGACTACTGGCGAAACTACGTTATATAGCTCAAGCTTACGCTGTCTTTCTAGTTCCGGATTAGGGCTGATGATTGACTTAGCCTTGATGGTAATCTTGCCTTCCCACTTAATATTCTCTAACGGGAAGTTTTCACTGCCTAGACGGAAGAACCGCTTGTCATTACTCTCGATCAATACTCCGTCTCTATCCTCATCTAACCCAAGGGATATTTCCTGATAGAACTGGGCTTCTATCTTTCCATTTCTACCCTCAACCTTATTAGCCTTAGTATTATTTTCAGCCTCATAAGCCTGTAATTCCTTTTCATCGATAAACTCCCTAATCTCCGGGATAGAATATACCTGATTAGCCCATGATAGGGTAATATAGGCGTCCATTTCAATCGCTTTAGCAATGTTAAGGAGCGGGATATTCAAACGCTTCAAAGCCGAATCTTTAGCATGCAATACTTCGCCTAACGTCTTGCCGGTCACATCGCCTTGCAAAGTAGGAGAAATACCGGTCACATTGTCTATATCCTCGGTAAAGTGAGTAACTGCCTCCCAGCCTCTGGGGTCATAATTAATCTTTATCTGTTCGACAGTAGTACCAGGCTGCTTCTTAATCAGCTTATCTGGAGAAATCTGTAACTCCTGTTCGCCGTCCATCGGTGGACCAGAGTAGAATATCATCGGATATATAGCCATAGTGAGCTGATCAATGGTCATATTCTTGAAGCGGTCATACATCACCTTGTTATTCTTCAAGAGCTCAAATAGGCCGATACCATAAATAGTCCTAGGGTCACGTTCTAGCCAATACGCCCACCAGAGAGTAAGCTTGCCATCATCATTTGGTAAAGGAGAATAATACAGGACAGTTTTAGTCTGCGGTATCCAGATAGCGTATAGGTCCTTCTTTTTATTCTCATAGAATCCGACTGTCACCATGTCATCCCGGCTCTTAGTAGCCGAGTTAAGCCCTTCTGTTCCTTCTGATAAGGTATTGCCACCAACCATTTCTGAGTTCTTATACATGCTAAACTCTTCTTTGAAGTCATCCAGAGAGTAGTCCTTCTCGTAATACCAGTCATTAAGGGAAAAGGGATCAGTCAGATTAGCCTTATCATCAAACCAAGTGCGATATAAATCCAGCTTTTCTCGGTAAATATCATTAAACTCGACAATCTGTATCTTCCTATATTTATTCTTCTCTGGGTTTTCCGTATCGATTACTTCCAGTATTTCCTTATCTCGTTTTAGGATGCGCGGCAAAGTATGCCCAGCAGCGAAACCGTATTTAGCTAAGTCAAAGACAAATAGCTTCAAGGTTTCCAAACTGTTATTCAACCCCCAATTACGCTTCCATATCGCTTTGCCTACATTGTTACGCTTCTGGTACCTTTCAATATCAGTATTAAAAATTGCTTCAGGGTTCTGGTCTATTAAAATAGAAAGAGCCGTCTGTATCTTAACTAACAGCGTCGGCTCTGAGATTGAAGAGCGCCAATTAGCCCTATCTGCCTCGCCACTGATATCGATTATCTTGGCATTGGCATTAGTATTAGTATTACCTGCGTCTTCATTTTCAATTGTTACGAGAGTAGAAACGGAACTAGTAGCTAGCAAATCCTTAGGGCGGTATTCTCTATCCGCCTTCTTCATCATTTCTTCGAAATTAAACCCGTCAAGGACGTCTTTCTTAGTCTGCTTTAATACCTCAATACGTTTATCAAGGAATATTATAAGCTGGCTCTCCTTCTCATCAGCCTGATAATTCTTAACTTCTGGTACTTCATTTATCTGCTTTAATTTTTCCATTTACGCAGTATGGCGTCCTGCTTAGTAATAATTACGTTGACTTATTCCACTTTGATTATACTTTTTTTTAGCCAGCCTGTCAATAATACGCTGTTCGACTGATTTTGACTTGATATTATTAGGATTGAGGAATTCGGCTGGGACGTTATCTCGGATATAATGACAGATACCAGTTGACATCACCTCATCATCATGCTTGCCTTCTACCGCTTCTGGCCGGCCTTGTTCATTACGGATGAAAGTAAGGCACTCGGTTAAGAAATCACTAGTCCATACTCCATCTAAATTATTAACCGCAACTAACAGATTATCGAGCATTACTTTCCTTCCCTGACTGCCTGTTCCAGTATGGAAACCGAGTTGCTTGCTAACCGCATGGGTAATATCATCTATCTTCTCGCGCCAATATAGATTAGGATACTGGTATTTTTCATTTAATTCAGTCAACACCCATAGACCAGTATTACTCTCTACGCCCAGATAAGCCTTATTATACCATAACCCTATCTCATTAAGGAACTCCGCATAGTCATCTGGCCTTATCTTATTAGAATTAAACCCGAACACTGGCGCAGCCGTCTTATTATTTATCCCGTTAGCCGATGAACTATCGTTATTCTTACCTTCCGCGACATCCGCCCCGACAACATAACAGATATAATCCTGCGGAAGCTCATAAATCTTCAAGGTTCCCTCTAAGTAATAATTATACAGCTTATCCGGTAATATCCCTCTCTCAATCATCAGAGCTTGCGGAGACAAGGCTTGCTGCTCTATTATCCTCTCTTGGCTAAAGAAAGTATTGCCAGTGGCCACGAACGCTTCAGCCGGTGTATTAGGATACTCCTGGTGCATCTTATCCCAATCCTTGTTAAGACCTAGCCATTTAAGATAATAATAGGTAATCTGGATATCACTATAACCATATAACGCTTGGATTTCCTTAAACTTCCTATTCTGGTCCATTTCCTGTACCGGTATAGCCTTATCAATCTTAGCTATTTCCTCGTCATCCCAAGTCCAATTATAGAAATGGGCGGTAAACTCAGTCGGAAGGGCTGGACGCTTACGATTCCAAGCTTCAATGAAAGATTCATAATAAGCGCCATTCATGCCCTCAGCGGTAGATTCAATGGTAATCTGTCCATCAATCGGAACAGACGGGAAAGTGCCGGAGATTATTTCCTCCGCCTTAGCTGGATATTTAGCACATATCTTAGCCATCTCTGATACATGCACCCGCTTATGGGTGCCTGAACGGCCAGAGTTAGCTACTATCAATGAACTGTATTCACCGTCTCCAAAGTCAAATTTAAGCTTATTAGCGCTATCTGTGTCTACATTATAAAGAGAAACTAGATCAGGGTCTAAATTTTGCCAAGCCTTAGAAATCTTCTTGTCAAATATCTCGATGGCATCTTCTTTAGTATGAGCGATGAACAGCCCGGAAAAGTTAGCATTGAACAGGACGTCATCTAACATGTCTATGCACTCGTTAGTAGTAAAGCCCAATTGCCGGGACTTAAGTATTATATCCCTACCTGTGCGATGTGCGGCAAAATGCTCTTGCGCCCTATTACGTTTAAAAGTTACAGTCTGGCTATTCTTATTAACTATCTTGTAAAGATGATTAATACGCCAATCCTTATTCAGGAGATTAGGCATCTTGGTCGCTGTCAGACTCATACTTAGAAATCAAGTCCTTGATAGTCACCTTACCCGTAAGGTCAAGATTCTGCTTTATAGTCTTAGGAAGTAAAGCAAGGACTAGCTTTTCTTCATACTGAGTTAGCTTCTCTCCGGCCTGAATCTTAGTATTGACCTTTTCCCAAAGCTTATTAATAGCATTGACCTTATTAAACTCATCATAAGCGCTCTTGCGACCGCTATTCTTATTACCCTTAAAGTTTTTTGGTGCTACTCCTGCTGGCATATGGCTAATTATATTTTAAAAATCTATTTTATTTTAATATTAGGAAATATATGACGAACAGCCCTTGATAAACTTTCCTCTAAGTCTTTAGACTCTCTTTTAATGAATTCCTCAGGAGTTTCTCCATTATTTTTCATAGCTGCTTTAACTATATCTGTATTAACTGTTAGTCTCCAAAGAAAATGAGGCTTTATAGTATGTTTCATAAATTTCTAGAAGTTTAAAAGAATCCCATGATTCAGCCTTTATATCTATATCTCGGCTCTCTTCATTTGCTTTCTTTAAATCACTATAATCAAGCATAATTATATAGTTATAATCTTTTTATCTTTTGTGTCTCAAAATTACTTCTACCATAAACACTGCCATATATACACATTGTTAACATATGTGAAAAAATCTCTCTTAATTCCTCTATAGGAACATCCTTACCCTTTGAAAATATCTTTCTAAGCAATTTGTCTCTTTGTCTGCTTGTCATATTTTTAATTATATCCTCCACTTATCAAAATATAAGCCATTTTTAATATTAAGAGCCATATTAGAATATAAAAACAAATATCAATCTTATCGTAATTATCAAGCTTTTGTCCGTCTAATTTAAATCGCATACATTTTATTATGATAAGAGCACTTTTAATATCATTCTATAAAGCTCCCTATCTTTCTCTAGCTCACTTATTATAAATTTATCAGACATCCCTAATGCTTTATAAACTAAGACTTTAATTGTTGAAATATCATTTAGAGAATACATAATGCGCGCCTTACCTACTAACTACTTTCAAAATAACTCCCGACTATTAGCATATCTAGCCCTTATGGAAGCTTTGGCTTTATCCTTAGTCTTAGAATAGCCGACTACCTCTCCGGTCTTTTTCTTCTTGATCGGATAGCCTTGCTTAGTTTGTTTACCTACTGCCCATGGCATGTAATTAAATATTATCACTATTCCCCCAATTACTAATATAAACCGACCAGGGTAAATTTTTAGTAATGTGAGGGAAGGAGACTTAGTTAATACGATTAAATAATCGTGGGAATAATGATAAAAGGAACTTTACATCCCAGCCTCAGCCAAAACGTCGTATTTAACGAAGGGATTTTTAACCACTTACTCTTAGACTGAATAGTCCCAGATAATAATTAAAAGCTTCCTAACCTAATGATATTATATAATATTTCAAGAAATAAATCAAGACTAATCTATTTCTCCTTAACCTTCTTAACTCTTTCTAATATCTCCTTCATCTCATCTGTAAATTTGTAATTATACCTAAGATGAAAGCCTAAGCCCAGGAGACAGCAGTTAAGTTCTAGCCCCCCAAACATCACATCATGCTCGCCACTTATTTCAATCAAGCAAAAGTCATTCCAATTATACCTCCCAAATAGCTGCGCCCAATCGTTTCGGAGTTGGATATACATTTCCTTATCTTCCCACGATAGAGTAAGATAGCCAAATTTTTCTCTACTTAATTTCATAAAGTTTATTTACATTATTTAAAAATTGCGAGCGACAATCATTAAATGCTACTTTTATATCACCCTTAGTATAGTCTACGTCTTGGTTAATTAAATAATCATCTGTACCGATAATTTGTTCTTCTGGTAAACATTCTAATATTTCTTTTATAATAATACTTATCTTAGAAGTAATGAAATATTTAATCCTCTCTTTCGTAATATCATCTGGTATAACTCCGACATTGAAAGACTGGGAAAACTTATCATCAAATTCTTGTAATATATTCTGTATTTTATTTGGCATATTTTTGTAATTAGCAATATACAACGGGATATGTGGGATAAGGAAATTGAAGGTTGGGTGCTGTTACTGGGGGCTGATAATTAGGATAAACATTAATAATGGGTCTTTGATTTTCAAGGATTATGATTCTTTTTTCTAACTCTTCAACTTTTTGTGTTAATTGTTCGATTGTCATATATGTTTAATTAGTTTGTAATTCTTCCTCTCTAAATATGTCATAATCATCAGCAACAAATAGGCTCAAATCTGGAATCCGTCCCTCTTTAGGAAAGCAATAACCGTATTGACGTTTACCGAAATAATTATCTAGGCATAGGGCTGCTTGTTTTTTACTTGTTTTAGGATTAGTTATTAAGGCTATGAATGATGACATATTAACTAAATTCACAATCCCAAAACTCGTATCCATCTATAACCTCATATCCTGTATCATAATATTGATGAGATAATAATTCTAATTGTTTTTTAGCAACTACCCCCCAAAACTCCTCGTGTGATACTAGCTCATCATCTTCATTAATTATTTCTTTTCCTTTTAACCATTCTTTTAACTCGTCAATACTAGAATAATATTTTTTACCATTAAGCTGGAATAGAAATTTCCAACCACAAGAAGCTTTGCCGAGATGTATTTCTTCGAAACGTCCACAATGCTTGCACTCATCTAATTTAACGTAATAATTCATTCCCATATTATATAAGCTTATTTAACTGCTCGATTGTTTCGTCAGTTTGGTCGTCTAAGGATTTGCCAAGTTTCCAAGACCATTCTATTTCTGGTTCATCTGACTCGATTTTATAAAAATCTATATACCTATTATCCAGAGAATAATCACCCATTGAAACTGCACTATTTTCTAAACATCTAAGGATGTCATCAAGGGCAATGGGACGACCGGTGATTTCAAGAATATCTTTTTTATAAACAGGATTAATTTCAATCCCCAACTCATCATCCATTAAAGTTAAAAATCCTTCTCC